GGGTTCGCACGGCTCGGACGCAGGCCTTTCACCGCCAAACGCAAGCCATTGAATGTCTGCACCGCAGGCTCTTGAGATTTCGGGCAGGTACGCAGTCCGAGCTGATTCTCCGCGCTCGATCTCACTGATAGCTGCTTGAGAAACCCCTACCAGCTCAGCCAGCTCCAGCTGTGTGAGGCCGGTAGCGTCGCGAGCTAATTTGACTCGCCCGCCGAGAGTCGATGAATTCTTTGCGCCACTCATGATTGAGCCTCCAGCTGGTACTGGGCCCACAGACCGGCAATCCAGTTGACGCCCTTGGGGGTGAATTTGGCTTGGTTGAATGCGTGCCCACCGTCGGTGGTGCCGGTCTTCACTTCAAAGCGGCCGGCATCGACGTGGTTCTGGTACGCCTGCCACTCACCGCCCATGCGGTACATGATCCGGCGATCAAGAAGGAACTCACGGAAGCGGGCCTCATTAGCACCCAGCAGCTTGGCGGTTTGGCGGAAGCCCTTCAGGCCGGTTGAATCGACGTACTTGTCGACGAAATCGGCTTTGGGTGCAGCGATGGCCAGGGCCTGATTGGCGGCCTGCTGAAGTTCAAACTGTTCCGCCCAAGCACGGGCAGCTGCGGCAGGATTGGAGAAGTCGGGAAGCGTGGCGATGACGCGACCCTTCACGCGCTCTTCAAGATCGGTCATGTGGTCGTAGACCGACGCCTGCAGCTCATAGCTGTAGGACATGGCCATGAGGCAGGCTTCGCGCTTTGGCAGGACGTAGCCCCGTCGAGGCCGGTTGTAGCCGTCCGGAAGATCGGCTGAATATTTAGCCGATCCCTCTCCCAGCACTTCCGGCACCTTGGCCAAGAAGTTCTTGTGCAAAAGCTTCGGGTAGCCATCGTTCGGAAAGCTCATGCCAGCTGAATGAGCCTGACGCTTTCTGACTTCATTGATGAATTCGACCAGCTCAAGACTGGTCATCGACACTTCGCGCGCCACGATCTGCGAAGGTGCAATTTCGTGGCGCGGACGGTCAGAGTTGACGACGTGTTGGTAAGAAGGCATTATTCGCTCCAGTACGTTGTTGCAAGCGCTGTAAAAAGATCCGGGATTGCGCCCCGGCTTTTTTGTGCCTGCGATTTTGTGGTCCAGCTATTCGAGGTCTTCATCAGGCCCTCCCCCTCCCTTTTCAGGGACTATCGAGTCCCTTTCGGGCTCTCGTCTTGCTACTGGCAGGTGCCGAATCTTTCCGGCTCCTTTTGGCCTGGTCTTCTCGAAGAAACGCTCACTTCCGAGCTTTGCGGCGTACTGCTCTGGCGACATTCCTGCTGCCTTTGCCAGCCGTTCAAGCTTTTCGTAGAGCCTTCCATCGATCCCGTGGCAGATCGTGGTTTCAGGCACTCTGGCCTCCTTCAGGGACTTCAGGCGGTATGGCGTTTCTCGGTAACATCCTGTTCAACGATGCTTTCCAGCTTTTCCTCCACGCACATGCGCACGAACACAGCCAGCTGCAGCTTGTGTAGGCGCGCCACGGCTTTCAGCGCTTCGTAGGTCTCGTCGTCATACCGGGACTTGATCTCCCGGTCTTTCAAGTGGCGAGGCTCGTCGTACATGTTTCTTTCCTTGTGGCTGATGAATGGGTTTAAGCGGCTGATTTTCGGGCTGGTATTGGCTTGATTTCATTGGCCAAAAGAGAACCGTCATCCATCAAAGTGATGTTGATAGTTCGCCCAGATCTGTGCATTTGGGATACGGCGCTCTGCTGAATGCCCAGAGCCTTGGCGAGGTCGCTCTGGGTGCCATGAGTTGCCAGGTACTCCCCAAGGGTTACTGTCTTCATTCGCGCATCTCTGATGGGTTTGGGCGGATATTAGCACTGCTGTTTTACAAAAAACAAGGAAAGGATTAGCAGTGCTGTTTGCATAAGTAATAGCTCTGCTACTTAATCTCGCGCATGAAGAAACCGATCCGAACACCGCTCTCAGCAGATCAGTTGGCCGATGCTGAACGACTTAAAGCTGCGTACAGGCGAGCTGTTGCAAAGTCCAAGGCCGAAGGCAGGCACCCTCCCCTGAATCAGGCTGAGGTGGGGGCTTTGTGCGGCTGGAATTCTGGACAGAGTGCTGTGAGTCAGTACCTTGGCGGAAAGCTGGCCTTAAACCTTGAGGCTCTGATCAAGCTTTCCGAGGTTCTTGACTTCGAGCCAGAGGACGTAAGCCCAACCCTTGGTCGAGGTGTTACCCGGAAAAAGGATTCGACCGGTCAGGGTAAAAACAAGAGCGTGGACCTCTCAAATGAAGAAGAGGATGGCGCCGACAATTACGCCTTTATTCCCCAGTACACCGCAATGGCGGCGGCCGGTGCCGGACATGACAATCCTCACGTTGAGATCCGTAGCACTCTGGCATTCAAAAAAGAGTGGCTTGCCTCGAAGGGTTTGCAGCCCAGAAATCTACGAGTGATTTACGCCGACGGAGAAAGCATGTGGCCAACGATCAACGATCAGGATGTGCTGTTGGTCGACAGCTCCCAGGTCGAGCCGGTAGATAACGGAGTCTTTGTGATCGAGAGTGGCGCCGACGGGACGCTGGTCAAGCGCCTGGTCCGGGCTCCACTCCAGCAATGGATATTGCTCAGCGACAACACCGACAAAGCCGCGTACCCAGACAGGTTTTATCTGCGCAGCGAGTCGAACGAGCACCAGATCGTCGGCCGGGTGATCTGGCGCGGCGGGGATTTGTAATTTAGGCATAGGACGTGCGTATCTTTGACCAGAAAGAACAGCTTATATTGGGATGCTGGAGGGCTAATTCAGCACCTTAAATTCTGCGCAACCATGCAACTGAGAACGCCATTCAGGGTTTTGCAGCACCACAACGACACTCACTGGGATAGATCATTACCGCCGCCGAAGCTGGTGAAAGCCTCGTGGCAAGGCATATGGGTTCCGTGCACCAAGTCGTCGGGCCTTTTCGAGGCAGGAGCCACGATGGCGAGCGAGATCGGGCAGATACCTGTAACTGGAGGCGACTTTCTCCGCTTTCTACTGGCCATCAGAAGTGCGGTGGAATCTGCGAAAACCGGAAAGCACGCCGTGGCGCTTGAAGTCGCAAACGACGATCGATGGTCTGCAATTGTCGATAAGCTTGGCGGAGCGCAAAGCGTTGCGATGCGTTTAGCTCGATCCAGGCCAGGATAAGCTCATCGCTCACAAATGCTCGGACGACTGCAAGATCATTGGCGTGGCGGTTCGAGTCACGGGTTTTTTGTAAGACATTCGCTATATCTTGCGTAATCGTTTCACCATAGCTATTCACTATTTACACAATCAGCCGAAGTAATAGAGGAACCGCCCGGGCGCGCTAGCATCTGAGCTATGATCAGATTGTCCGCGCCACGTTTTGTAAATTACGATTTCGTGGCGCGGGATTTTGTTGACATCTGAATACGCAACCGCATAATCGCGAACCTTGGGGAAACCCATACGCTATACCGAAACGCTCGCTATACCATTGAGGGGATACCATGAAACCATTTCAGATCTTGCTTCGCTGCTTCGCTGAGCGCAAGGAAGGTTATTGGCAGGCTTTCTGTATCGATCTTTGTTTGGCGGTTCAGGGTGAATCCTTGCAGGACGTCCAGCAAAAGCTTCACGAGCAAATTACTGATTATCTCCAGGACATTCTCGGTGGAGAAGACCGCCCATACGCGGCCCAACTGCTGAACAGAAAGGCTCCTATCTCGATCATCGCCAAGTATCACGCTTACTCGCTCTTGAGCCATATCCGCCGCATTAAGGATCGTTTCTGTACGTTCCAAGACGCCATGCCTTTGAAGCTTGCCTAATTGGCCCGGCTTGCCCCGCTCAACTGTCGCCAGGTAAAAGCAGGACTTAAGGCTCTCGGCTTTGAGATCAGGCCATCCAGTGGCACCTCGCATGAAAAGTGGGTTAAGACTGGGGAAAATACCCGCTGGATCGTCACAGTGGATTGCCCCAAAGCTCCATTCAGCAATGACCTTACTAAATCTATGGCAAAGCAGGCTGGCATGAGCACAAAAGAATTTCATCTGTTCTGCTCTAAGTATTAGTCGCCAATCTCAACAAGTCGTTTTTGAAAGCCCGGCCCTAGCGCCGGACTTTTTCGTCACTGTGCCAAGGGATCTCGGCGAGCACCCTGCCCCGCGAAGGCACAGACCTGCACCACCTGCACATCCTTCATCGTCCTGCTGATCTGCAGCTGACCTACACCACATCCCTTCCGATCTGACCTGAGCCGCCACTGAGCGGTTTTTTTTGTGGGCGCTTGAAAATATATTAGCACTGCTGTTGACAGGCAATTATAAGCAGTGCTAATTTTCACTCCATCGAGACGCGAAACAGCCCCTCAACAGGCCCAGCGGATCGAGCCGCTCTTTAGATGCACCGCACCAAACCTGCCGGATAACCACCGGCCAAGATTCAAAGGCAGCGATGAGTCGGCCTTAACGACTCAGATGGGTGGCCACTACCCAAGGCGCGCAGCGTAAAGCGTTCAAAAATAGTGTTCTGGCGGAGTGAATCGCGGCCAGTGAGAAAGATTTCCAAGCCGGCTTGAGGGCAATAGTCGGGGGCGGGCCAGATGTATTGGCGGGAAATTCCCTACCAAATGGGAGATTGCGGTTACGCCGAACACCGCAGGTTTCACTGGCTGGCCTTGGCGACAGGGCCAGACGGGAAATCAACCGAGGGAATGACGATGAATTTCTACAAGATCGTGTTTGCGGACGGCTCCGAAGTTCAAGAGTTCGCCGATAGCGAAGCTGATCTACGAGATTTCGTGGCGCGCTGCTACTGCACCCGGACCATCAGCAAGATCATTCAGCTGTAACCCACAGATTTACTGATGCCGCTTCTATGAGGCGGCATTGGAAATCAACGGGAGCAAGACCATGAGAATCAACGTGTATAGCCAGGAGCTGACCAGTGAAGTGGTCGAGGTCCAAAAGCTTTCTAATACAGGCCTGACCTACAGCGCCGTCCAGATGATCCTCCACAGCAGTGAGAAATTGCACCATCCGCCACAGGATGACGACCGCAGCGCTGTCACCTTCTGGCTTCCTAAGTCGAAAGCGCGGCGTGAGGAGCTTGCAAGCACCTTTGAGAGATTGGCGATGCTGGTGCGAATCGCGCCGCCAGAAACCGGTCTCGACTAAACAACCAGCGCCAGCGTCAGCCTGACGAAAACTGCCCGATCCTCTCTATGAGAGCGCATCGGTCTGCAATCTCGCCGGAACGTGTGTACCGGTTACCCGCCAGCCCGGCACGGGGCAGCCAATACGGCGGGCTGAGGGTTCGCCCTCTGAGATTGCAGATCGATGCGGAAGCCAACCCAGCAGACGCTGGACACCTGCATCACCGCAACAAAGCAGATGAATGCGCAGGCTGATGCGCAAGTGGATTTACAGCGTGGTCGGTAATTGTGCCGGACCTGCTGGGTGTGAGGGTGAAAGCCCCGGAGTTATTGACCAAACCCATGCCGGGATCAGCTCCGGCCATCTGCACCTATTCGGCGAAAGCCAAAACGAAATTGCCGCTTCACGACACTACGGCAATCCAAATAATCATGGGCGTCGTCATGAAGGCTGGAGGCTTTCCCGAGCACCTCGAAAGAGGCTGCATCGGAATGTCGGCGGGTCATGAAAAAAGCATATCCAGAGCAATCAGATTGTGGCGAATACCCGGACGTCGATTGCGGCAAATGGTGTGGACCGAAATTCCAATGCAGCTTCATAGGTGGCCACTGCCTGCCCAGTGAGCGAGCAATAGGAGATACCACCATGAAGTAAATGACTGATCTACCCCGTGCGGCGCAGCAAGCCTGAAGGCTGCGCCCAACACCTGACAGGCAGCGGACAGCAGGGTCGTCGATGTCACCGCGCATTGGCCGAAAGGTAGGCCCACCCCTCGAAGCACATTGCAGCAGTGCCCGCACACCCCGAACCTCTCCGACTGAACCCTCTCCGGTGCCTGTATGGCCTCTAGGCGTTCTTGAGTGTTCAGTCGAAGGGGTTCACTTACTGAGGATTTAGTGATGAGTAAAGAAGATGGCGGCAACGCCTTCCCGGTCGCTGACTACGACCACATGACAATGCAGCCATCAACAGTTGATGAGCACAAGCGCCAGCTCATGGGAATGAGCCTGCGCGACTACTTTGCGGCTAAGGCGCTGCAAGGGACCATGTCCAGCCCGCAGATCAAAGGTAACTCCGACCTTGATAGCTGGATGCCTGAAGACTTTGCTGATTTCGCCTACAGGATCGCGGACGCCATGCTCGCTGCCCGCACCGCATAACCCAGCCCCTGGAGGCAATCATGCCCGAGAAAAAGCCACGCCGCGTCAAAGCGAAGATCACCCGGACAGTTACCGAGCTGGCAATCGTAACCCTCGACCGAAACGGAAATCTTTCTGAATTCGTCGAGACGATTGAAGAGCTGGAGCATGTCGATGTGATGCAAGTTCATTCGATACGCGATGTTCTCAGCTACCACGACTGACGCCAACGGAGGCAATCATGCTCAACGAACAAGCTGCTGCGTTCTTTGCGGATCGCATCAAAAAGGTGGCCTCCCTGGCCCCGACCGATCTGGTAGCCGCCGAAGCTGAGCTTGGCGTTGCCTCTGGCCTGCTGTCCTACGCGCTGTTTTCCGGCGACATCAGCTTCACCGAGCATTCATTGCTTAATCGGCACATCACAAAGACACGCAATGAGCGTGTTGCACGCCTGTGCGCGTCGACGCTGAGGGTCTGCGCATGAGCGATCTTGAGCGGTATCAGGACAGTTATCAGGGCATGCGCTCGGTTCGCGAGATTGCAGGCGGATACGACGCCTACGGCAACCTGATCGAGCTGAAGGCTGACTTCTTCCACAACTACGACGAGAAGGTCGACTACTCGGCAAAAATTGAGGCCGAGAAGGCTTACAAAAAGAACCTTGCCCGGCGCATCAACATCGCCATGGGCCAAATGGAAATTATCTGCCCACCGAAAGGAGCAAGCGCATGACGATTGACTGGAGTAAGGCGCCTGAAGGTGCAACGCACTGGGACAAGGGTCTTGAAGGAGCTGTAGCGGGATGGATGCGGCTTGATGAAGGTCAATGGTATTGGTGGCCTGTAGATGGCGCGCAATGCGAAAGAAAGTGGTTCGCCTGCCTGACGCCGAAGCAGCCTAAAAGTGACAAATATATCGCCAGACCTTCGGGGTGGAATGGCGAAGGCCTGCCGCCTGTTGGCACTGAGGTTGAAGTTCATCGCGGCAAATGCGTCTGGATAGAGAAGGATGAATGGCAGATAGGAAAAACAGCGAAGGTTATGTCCTCGTTCGAAAATTCTCTTGAATTAGGCATGGCCGCTATTCAGTTTGAGTCTGGCCACTGCGAATGCATTCTTGCCGAATGCCTGCGCCCAATCCGCACTGCCGAGCAGATCGAGGCGGATCAGAAAAAGCAGGAGGTTAAAGAATTGATGATCATTTTGGGCTCCGTGGAATCCGCCGCTTACAAAGACATCGCCATCGCGATCCAGCAGGCAAATTTCCGCAAGCAGGTGTCGCAATGACCACTGCCATCGTGAAATCCCTGATCGACGAGCAGATGGAAGAACTGCCGCCTGATCGAATCATTCTGGCCTTCACCCACCACACGCTAACCGGCGCGCTGTCTCAGGCTTATGATGCTGGGATCGAGAACGTTCATGCGTGGAGCCAGCGCGCTTGCCTGTGTGGTGAGTGGACCGTGGCTTACGCTGTACGAGTTCAGCCATGACCACAGGCCAGCGCCGTCGGCGCATGATCTTCTGGCGCGGCAGCTTCCCGGTGCTCGCAGCCTTCACGTTTCTGATGCTCTCCATGTCGCTGGCTGATCACATCACGCAGTAACCCCCTTACCTATTCAATCGCAGCGCCCCGGCAACGGCATGGCGCAAGGAGCTTCCGTGTCTACCGAAACCCAACTGGTCGTCGTGCCGCCGAAAGAAACAGCGTTAGCCGTGTTTAGCACAGCCAACGGGTTGGAGCCTTGGCTTCAAAGGGTTCGCCTTAAGGTCGATGAATTCCAGAATTCCATCCCTGATCTGAAAACTAAAAAAGGTCGAGATGCGGTGGCCTCGATGGCGCACCAGATTGCGAAGTCGAAGACTGCTTTGGAGGCCGTCGGCAAAGAGATATCGGCCCAGCAGAAAGAAATCCCCAAGAAGATTGACGCTGAGCGCAAGCGTGTTTGGGACATGCTGGAGTCGTGGCAAAAGGAGGTGCGTAAACCGCTGACCGACTGGGAAGAGGCGAACGACAAGCGTATTGATGCCCACAACGACGGTATTCAGCGCATCAAGGACCTGGCTGTATTCGCCGAGACGCCCAGCGCCGCAAATGTCGCGCAGATCATCGCCGATCTGGAGCTGGTGGAAATCAACGACAGCTGGGAAGAGTTTCTGGCGGAAGCAGCCCAGGCCAAGGACCGCTCACTGGCGACCCTGCGCACCCTTCTGGCCGACCGCACCAAGCACGAAGCCGAGCTGGCAGAGATCGCGAAGTTCAACGCCGAGAAGGCCGAGCGCGAGCAGAAAGAGCGTGACGCCGAGATCGCCCGCCAGGCCGTTGAGCGTGCCCATCGTGAAGCCGAACAGAAAGCCCAGGCCGAACGCGAAGCCGGCGCCCGGCGTGAGCAGGACTTGAAAGACCAGGCAGAAGCCCAGCAGCGCGCCGCCGAGCAGAAGCTGCGGGACGCTGAAGCGGAGGCCGAGCGCCAGCGTTTGCAGATCAAACTTCAAGAGGAACAGGCCGAACGCCAGAAGCTTCAGGCTGAGCAGGATCGTATCGCAGGCATGCAGCGTGCTGAGAACGAGCGCCTCGCCGCCGAGCAGCGTCAGGCTGAGGCGGTAGAGCGTGCACGACTGGCCGAGGTAAAGCGGCAGGAAGATGCCAAGGCCGAAGAGCTGCGCCAGCAGAAAGCCCGCGAAGACGACAAGGCGCACAAAGCCTCGATCAGCCGCGCAGCGCTGGAAGCATTCATTGCCGGCGGCATGCCAGAAGACTGCGCACGCCAAGCGGTCACCCTCATCGCTCAGCGCAAGATTCCTGCCATCACCATCGCTTATTGAGGCCCTTATGAGCACCGCACGAATGGCCGCCCAGATCGACTGGAAGACGGTCGGAAGCTTTTCGCCTGAACGCTTCACTGGCGAAGCGCGCAAGGAATACGAAGCAGAACAAGCCCGCATTGAGCGGGAATGGGATCAACAACCGAACTGAGGCATATCATGTTCAAGAAAGCCGAACGCAAGCAGGCCAAGCTACGGCTGGCACTTGCCGGGCCATCAGGTTCAGGCAAAACGTACTCAGCGCTGCTCATGGCCAAGGGTCTGGGCGGACGCATCGCGGTTATCGACACAGAGCAGGGAAGCGCATCGCTCTACTCCGACATAGCAGACTTCGATGTTCTGGAGCTGCAGCCGCCCTTCTCTCCTGAGCGCTACGTTGAGGCCATCGCAGCAGCGGAGGCGGCTGGATACAACGTGCTGATCATCGACAGCTACTCGCATGAGTGGACAGGTCCGGGCGGCTGCCTTGAGTCGAACGAAGCGCTAGCCCACCAGAAATTCCGCGGCAATACCTGGGCGGCCTGGAATGAAACCACGCCGCGCCACCGGCAGCTGACAAATAAAATTCTCACCAGCTCACTGCACGTCATCTGCACCATGCGCAGCAAGACAGAGACTGTGCAGGGCGAAGGCAAGAAGATCGTCAAGCTGGGCATGAAGTCCGAGCAACGCGACGGCACGGACTATGAGTTCACCGTTGTTCTTGATCTGACCCACGACGTGCACACCGCCATGGCAAGCAAGGATCGGACGAAGCTCTTCGGCCAGCCTGAACTGATCACGGTCGAAACAGGCCGCAAGCTTCTTGGGTGGCTGAATTCTGGTGTAAGCCCTGAGTCTCGAGCGAAAGAGCTTCTCGTTGACGCCATTGCCGACATTTCAACAGCGCCCGATATGCCAGGACTGCAAGCAGCCTTCAACGCAGCCAAGGCGATCGCCATCGGTTTTGATGATTTGGTGATCCAGGTGATTGCAGCAAAAGACAAGCGCAAAGCTGAACTCACCCCAGCGGAGCAAGCATCATGAGAGGCGTTAACAAAGTAATTCTGGTCGGCACGTGCGGCCAAGACCCTGATGTTCGCTACCTGCCAAACGGCAACGCGGTCACCAACCTGAGTCTGGCCACCAGCGAACAGTGGACCGACAAGCAGTCCGGCCAGAAGGTTGAAAAAACAGAATGGCATAGGGTGTCGCTGTTCGGGAAAGTGGCGGAAATCGCCGGGGAGTACCTGCGCAAGGGCTCGCAGGTCTACATCGAGGGCAAGCTGCAAACCCGCGAATGGGAGAAGGACGGCATCAAGCGCTACACCACGGAAATTGTGGTGGATATGCAGGGCACGATGCAGCTCTTGGGCGGCAGGCCGCAGGAAGGTCAGCAGCAGGGCCAGCGACCCGCGCAGCACTCACGTCCAGGCAATCAGGACAGCGCAGCACGGCAACAGCCACGGCAGCAGCAGGCGGCGCCACAGCCGGCCGCCGACTTCGACAGCTTCGATTCCGATATCCCATTCTGACCCCGCCATGAAGTGAGGCGCCAATGAAGCACTGTAAGAAGTGTGGCGCTCATAAATCCGATGATGATTTCTACCCGAAACGCTCATCCTGCAAGGAGTGCGTTAAGGCAAACGTTCGCGCGAATTACAGCGTAAATCGTGATCAATACCGGGAATATGAGCGGAGACGAGCATCGCTGCCTCACAGGATTGAGGCAAGAGAAAGCTATGCGGCGACTGATGAGGGTCGGAAGCGCTCAGCTCTGGCCAAGCGGGCCTATATAGAGAGAAATGGTGACAAGAGGCACGCCCACACCATTGTCGATAACGCTGTCAGGCGCGGAAAGATTTGGAAATCACCGTGCTGCACATCTCCTGGATGCTTCAGTACCGAAAACATCCAAGGACATCACACCCACTATAACGAACCGCTATGCGTGGTATGGCTATGTTCTGCCTGCCACGCACAGTTGCACCGCGAGCACGACTCGCGGCAATGCGCAGCAGCTTAGGAGCCTTACCATGACCACCACACTGATCGCCCATCAAAACCGTCAATCCCACCTGCGCCATCTGCGCGAAAGCATCGAGCGCCTTCACGAAGCCTCAATTGGCTGGAGTACAGCAGATCGCGAGCGCGGCGTGAAGACCATCGCCAACCTTGAGCGCCAGGTCGAAAGCGTCAAGCTTGATCTGTTCCGAGTCGCCTGATCTTGAGGCGGTTAAATTCAAAAGTCCGCGCCCGGCGCAGGGCCGAACAACTCCACCTCCCGCCCAGCGGGATCAAGGAGAGTACTCATGGAAAAGACTGCTTCAGGAGTTATGACACTCCCCGGCTGGATGAAATCGGTCAAGAAGCTCTACAACACACGCAGCGGCGGACAGTACCGGCCGGATGATGTGGCCCTGGCGTTCGCCGTAAGCCTTCGCCTGTACGACAGCGCCGATCATCTCCGCGCGCTGGCCCGCCGACTGGTCGACAAGGTCTGCCTGGAGCATCAGCCGAACATGAAGCGGCTGAGCCGTGAGCTGGACGACGCCAAGGTGTTCGACGCTGCACTGAAGATCATCAACCGGGTCTGCCAGTTGCTGGATGTGGGCGCTGACACTGAGTTTGTGCGCAACGGTGATGTGACATGGCACTGACACCGAAGCAGCGGAACGATCGGACGGCGCTCAAGCGGCAGAAGGCCGGGGAAGAGGAATTGCGGCTCAGGGTGCGCCCCGGCACGAAGCAGGCGCTGAGTGAGCTGATGGCCTGGGCTGGCATCGAGGAACAGGGCGAGGCGCTGACTCTGATGATTCACCACCTGCACAACCTCGGTCCGGGTGGCGCGCTACCGATGCTTGAGGTTCCGCGCCACGAAATCACCGTATCGCCAACCGTGGCGCACAAGCTTCAGCTCGCCTACAACCGCGAAGCGCTGCGCATCTGCCGCGACGAATAACCCAAAACCTACGCACCAGAGGTAAAAACATGAAACCGGAAATGATCACTTTGAAAGTAGGCGATGCCACGATAAAGCTTCCCGCCAGTACCGTCGCGCAGCTCGCATTGGCCAGCGTCATCAGCCAAGTCGTGCCGCCGCACATTTCAGCTGCAAACGCACCTTCGGTGGTTGGGATTCCTGCTCTGGGTGCTTACTGGCCCGGCGAAGGCGGTGTAAATGCCGGCTTGATGCGCGGCATCGAAGGTGGCCGTGATTACTACCTGATCGTCCCGACTGGCGATGACCTGGGTGAGCTGAAATTCGGCGGCTATAGCGAGGAAGTCGACGGCTCGGGCAGCGCGTCTGACGGCCTGGCCAATACGCAGGCGTTGGTCGCCAGTGAGCACAAGCACCCAGCTGCTCTGGCATGCGTCAAATTCAGCGCCGACGGAAAAGATGACTTTTACCTGCCTGCGCGCCGCGAGCTGCAACTGGCCGAGGCCAACGTGCCTGAGGTATTTGCCAAGGGCTGGTACTGGTCATCTTCGCAGCGCTCCGCCTACTACGCATTCAGTCAGCACTTCGTTGATGGCAGTCAGAACTTCAGCGCCAAGAACGGCGAGCTTCGCGTCCGCCCCGTCCGACGTGTTCTTATAGATTCCGTGTGAGCGAAGAAGGGGCTCGATGATGACCATTGAAGTCTGGAGAGATATTGACGACTGGCCTGGATATGAAGTCAGCGACCAAGGCCGGGTTCGTCGTGGGGCTCGGCTAAAAGCCCCAGACCCAGACCGCAAAGGCTATTTGCGAGTAAAGCTCTGGAAAAACGGAAAATCAAAAAACCGCTTGATTCACGGCTTGGTTGCTGCTGCCTTTATTGGCCCCAGGCCGGCTGGATGCATATGTCGCCACGCTGATGGCGACAATCAAAACAATTGTTACGTAAACCTCAGTTACGGCACGCCTACCGAAAACGAGGCCGACAAGATTGCTCACGGCACTGCAATCAGTGGTGAGCGCCATCCAGCCGCGAAGCTGACCCGCGAGCAAGTTATGGCGATCCGTAAGAGATACAAGCCGAAATGCAAAATCAACGGAAAGCGCGCACTTGCAAAGCAATTTAATATCTGTGAGTCACAGATATACCGCGTAATTACCGGGCAGCATTGGCCAGACTGACCAGAAAGACCGGGCAAAGCTTGCTCGCGTGGTGCTCAAGCGCGGGCACAGCGTTAACGGCGCTTTGACCAAGACCTACCCAAAGAAATAAAACCCCAACCTATTTGCCACCACCGGACACGGAGGGCGGCGCACGCATGGAGAAACGCCATGGACAACAAGCCCACCGAGGCGCAGGTAGGCCTGCTCTGGCACACGCTGGGCCTGCGGCCTGAATGTCGCGATAGCCGAACCGTATATCGAAACCGTTTCCTTGCCGGCCCAGGCCACAGCGACATCACAGATTTGGAAGCTCTGGTGACCCTGGGGCTGATGGGAAGTCGCAAGCCCCCGGCGTTCTGCGATCAGAGCGAAATTCTCTATTTCGCGACCAAAGAGGGCGAACGATTCGCCATTGCCGAAATGCCGCCTGCTCCACCTGCACCTAAGCGCACGAATTTTGACGCCTACCTGGATGAGAGCGAGTGCTACGACAGCTTTGCCCACTTCTTGGGCATCAGGATGCCTCGGTATCAAGAGCGCGGCGAACGCGGCAAGCGCGAATACCGCATGGTGCGCTACACGCGCAACGTAGGCCGGTTTCATAGCTCTGAATACTTGCTGCTTTGCGAACCAGTTGAGGTAGCCGGTGAGTGGTGCCTGGACAAAAAAGAAGCGAAGGCAAGTTACAAGGCCGCGCTTAAGGCGGTCCCTCGCCCACGCCGACGAGAGTACGACGAAGGTTTTTGAATCACCCACCCTCACCTATTACGCTGAACGCCTCGGCAAGCGGGCGGCTGCGCGGAGTAACCATGAACTATGAACTACATCTCGGCGACTGCCTGGAGGTGCTGCGCGGCTTGCCTGCGAACTCGATAGACAGCGTCGTGACTGACCCGCCCTACGGCATTCGCTTCATGGGCAAGAGCTGGGACGGTCAAGATATCGAGGATCGTGCTGCATACCGGGCCAGCATGCCGTCACACGCTGGAGCATGCGGGCCGAACGGTGGGCACCGATCAGTCGCCGCCGAGGCAGGAAAATACGACCTGACACCGGATGGCATGCGAGCCTTCCAGGCATTCACGCTGGAGTGGGCGACCGAAGCGCTCCGAGTGCTCAAGCCCGGCGGGCACCTGCTGTCGTTCGCCGCCGCTCGGACCTATCACCACATGGCGGTGGGCATCGAGATGGCGGGCTTTGAGATCCGTGACCAGATTATGTGGGTGTTCGGCTCCGGCTTTCCGAAGTCGCACAACCTGAAAGGCGATCGAGCTGGCTGGGGTACCGCATTGAAGCCAGCGCATGAGCCCATTTGCATGGCTCGCAAGCCATTCACCGGCACAGTCGCCGCAAATGTCGAGCAACACGGTACCGGGGCAATCAACATTGATGCTTGCCGTATAGATCCAACAGGCGAGAGCAGGCAGCGCACCGGCGAGGCATCTCAAGATAAGCGCTACGCCGAGAGCGGCGGAACGAACTTCGCTGCACGCCCAGGCGTTCGTGGTGGCGATCCTCTTGGCCGCTGGCCAGCGAACCTTATTCATGACGGAAGTGATGTTGTTCGTGCTGCTTTCCCGAGCGCAAAGGGCCAGCAGGGTGATCTCAAATCACACGGCGCCTGCCGGCAATCGCCCAATGGGATATTCGGCGGGATGCGCCCTGCCCTCGATCACGCCGCCAGAGTAGAAAGCGACGAAAGCGCAGCGCGTTTTTTCTACTGCGCAAAAACGACTCGCGCTGATCGGCATGAGGGCCTGATTGACCCTGGCCCTCAGTTCAAGCAGGGCACCACGCTGCGCAAGGTCGAGACGACAGACACGAAGGGCAACAACCATCCCACGGTGAAGCCCACGGACTTGATGGCCTACCTGCTCCGGTTGGTCACTCCAACTGGCGGAAAAACGCTTGACCCCTTCATGGGGTCGGGGAGCACAGGTAAGGCGGCGGTTCTTGAGGGATTCGATTTCATCGGGATTGAGCAGGACGCTGCGTATATGGCGATCGCCAAAGCCCGCATAGGCCACGCCCATGCGAATAGCCAAGCCCAGCAGAAAGAACGGCACCTACAGGAACAGCAGCTCAACCTGTTCAGCGCATAACCCCCCCCACTTCAACGACTCACGCCACCCCGGCGAGGATGAACTATGTCCGCTCACCAGCAATACCCGCCCCTTCAGTACGGAAGCGTGTGCAGCGGCATTGAGGCCGCGACCGCAGCCTGGCACCCGCTGGGCATGGAACCGGTGTGGTTCGCCGAGATTGAACCCTTCCCCAGCGCCGTGCTGGCCCACCACTACCCTCGCACCCCGAACCTTGGCGACATGACCAAGCTCGGGGCCCTGGTGCTGGCCGGCAAGATAGATGCACCGGACGTTCTCGTCGGCGGCACGCCGTGCCAAGCGTTCAGCGTCGCCGGGATGCGCCAAGGCATGCTCGACCCACGCGGCGCCCTAACCATCAAATATGTGGAGCTTGCAGATGCAGTTGACCATGTTCGAACCAGTCGTAACCAACCCGAAAGCATCATCGTCTGGGAGAACGTCCCTGGCGTCCTTTCCGACAAAGGCAACGCCTTCGGATGCTTTCTTGGCGCGCTTGCTGGGGAAGACTGCGAGCTGCAGCCTCCAGGGAAACGGTGGAAGGACGCTGGTTGTGTGTATGGACCCAAAAGAACAATCGCGTGGCGGATCCTGGACGCCCAATATTTCGGCCTGGCCCAACGACGCCGCCGTGTGTTCCTTGTCGCAAGTGCTCGAGCAGACCTCGATCCCATCGCGGTACTTTTTGAGCGCGAAGGCGTGCGCCGGGATACTGCGCCGCGCCGAGGTGAGGGGCAAGACGTTACCGGAACCCTTGCTGCACGCGCTTCAGGCGGAGGCGGTTTAGGCACGGACATGGACTTGTCCGGAGGAATTCAGATTACTGCGCCACTTACAACGAATCCGTACGGGGACCACGAAAGCAGAGAAAGCCTGTTGGTGGTCGCTGGAACGCTTCAAGCCGGCGGGAAAGCTGCTGGCAGTGCCACGCAGCAGGACGCTGAGTCGGGCCTGTTGGTCGTTCACGGCACTCAAGACCCCAGCTTCAGCGATTCCTTGGCTTTTGCTCTCGGCCGGAACAGCGGGCAAGAAAACGTCCTCGCATTCAGTTGCAAAGATCACGGCGGCGACGTTGGCTGTGTAGCTCCGACACTGCGCGCAATGGGGCACGGTGCCAGTCATCCCAACGCAGGCGGTCAGGTGGCGGTAGCGATCACCCAGTTTGGGGATCGCGCCGGCACACTCACAGCGCGCCATGATTCCAGCCCATGCGCCGATCGTGGCATGAATGTGGTTTCAGTCGCGCTGCGCGGCAGGGACGGCGGTGCGACTGCCGAGATTGGCAACGATGTCGGCAACGCGCTGCGGGCGTCGGGTGGTGGCGGGGACAAAGCGCACGCCTTGGTCAACTCATCGGTACGACGCCTGACGCCGACCGAGTGTGAGCGCCTGCAGGGTTTCCCCGACGATTACACACTCATCCCCTGGCGCGGCAGGGTTCGGGGTCTATGCCCGGACGGCCCACGCTACAAAGCGATCGGCAACAGCAAGGCCGTACCAGTCGTGCGCTGGATCGGCATGCGGATACAACAGCAGCTCTAAACTTTAGGAATTCCCATGATCAATCTCTTCTGGCGACTGCTCGCCAAGCTACTCGCGCGCCCGACAATCGCTGCCTGGCTCATCACCCGCGCACAGCGCACCCCATACCTGCACATCCGGTCAGCTGATGGCCGAGAGGTGTACATGGGCCGCTGGTGGCTATTCAACGCCTACGACCGGGAAACGCACCTCGGGCGCATACGCTGGTGCCCTTGGTCGATCCGCGTACACCACATCATGCGGCCCGACGCCGACCGGGACTTGCACGACCATCCGTGGAATGCACGCACGGTGATCCTGCGTGGTTGGTACGCGGAACAAAGGCAGGCAAGTGACGAATGGAAAAAGGCGGTCCGGTCTGGCCTGATCGAAAACCCCGACCCCAAATTTGTCGAGTGGCTCATGAGGGATGCCTGTGAATGGATCAGGCGTGACGCTGGCGATACGGCCCGGCTCAATCACGGCGAATACCACCGCATAGACAAAGTGTCGCCCGGCGGCGTGTACACGCTCTTCATCACCAGCCGCTGGAAAGGCGACTGGGGATTTCTGGTCAACGGCGTAAAGGTCGCTTGGCGTGAATACACAGGGGAAAAATCATGAGCAAGCACCCAATACCCGGCTGGCTGCGTAGCCAGTTCAGTCGCATCGAGGACGAAGTTCAAAAGCTCGGCCCGTGCGGAGTTTTTACGCAGATGCGCACGGTGACCCAGACTTACTTTGAACAGCAGGCAGAAGCTCTTCATCCGAAGAAAGAGCCGGTGGCGTGGGGAGCGCCGAAGACTGTTCGCCAACTGATTGGCCAACTGGAAACGCTTGATCCCGAACTTGAGACTGTCGCCCTCTACCGCCTGCCGGATGGGCTTGGGAAGCTTAGCGGCAAGGTCAAGCAGGGTCATATCAGCACTTCGTACGAGCGAATGGAAGGGATTTGGCTGGGGCCGTACAAGGGTAATGGCCGCAAGGTGCTGGCATTCTGGACCAAGTTGGATCCGCGCGAGCTGCCGGATGGTGAGCCGCTTCCTAAAACGCCAGAGCTCATCGGGGCGCCGGAACTTGACGGCTTAAGCTTCCAGGAATTGCGCCAGGCAAACGTGAAACGTCTGGCATCGTCAAAATACAAGCTGTGCGAACAAAATTGGCAGTCGGCACACTGGATGAACGCTCTGACCGGCGAAGTAGGTGAATGCGCCAACATCATCAAGAAGGTTGATCGCGGTGATTACTCGCTAGAAGCAGCGTTGCCAAATATCGCGAGAGAGCTTGCCGACATTCAGTGCTATCTCGATATTTTGGCGTTCAAGCTGGGCATTGATCTTGGCGCCGCAACCGTTTCTAAATTCGATGAAGTCTCGGAACGCATTGGTTCTCCGATACGACTGGGAAAGCCCGTGAAAAAGCCTGAAGTCTGCGAAGCATGCAACGGCAATCGTGAAATTTTCTATCGCGGGCTTGAGGATGGTTGGTACGAGCCGTGCAATGCATGCTCGCCAACCGCGAGCGAGCAGGCATGACCGGACCAGCCGCAAATAAAACGCCTTGGGATGATTGGTGGGCTCAGCTTTTGGAAATCGCCAGGCGCTCGGGTAACACCCCGGGCATGCCCGAAACCTGGAAACAGTACAACTGGGCTCGCAATCAAACACCGCAAGAAGCGTATGACGCCGAATACAACATGGATAACTGGCGATGACCAGCAGGCCAATCTGCTGGCGTGCAGCGGCCCAGGCAGTGCCGAAACAACCGAGTATCACCGCCGAAAGGCCGATACTTGAACTCATAAAGCGCTTCTCCAAGGGTTTGACAGCGCCTCACTTTTGCCCGGTGCGCCCGAACACCCCGCAGTAACCACCCCCTCTCAATCAATTCAATGTCAGCCGCGTGTGCGGCAAGGACGAAGTCATGCCCGAAGAAAAGTTGATAGGCCCCGTCGAAGTCACTCGCGACGAGGACGGCTACTGGTATCACCCAGACATTCCTGATTTCGATGAAGACCATGCCGCCTACAAAGCCTGGCTTGATGGCCAGCAGCTGAAGGTGGTCGGCTGGCACATGGATGCCGAACTTGAATCGCACCCTTACTGGGAAGAAGGAGCAGCCAACTGCCTCGGCTGGGAGCCTGAAGCACCCGCTGAGCCCGGCTGGTTTCTTCTGGGCATCTTCGATACGGACGACGGCCCATACGTGCAGTGGGCGCAGCGGCTGGTGACGCCATGATCCCGCGCAAAGGCTGGCTGCGCAGAAGGCTGGAGGCCGGGATGATCCGCGTCGCAGCCCGAATCCTAGAGGGCCGCAATGTCGACCGCTCTCCTGTCGTCTCCCGCCGCGACAACAACGACATGAGTTACATGGCCGAGAAACTGGAAGGCATCGCCGACCGAATCTCCCGCCAGTACTCATAACCCCCTTCCCTACAGAGCCTGCCGGTGATCGGCGGGCGGAGATGTGCGCATGATAAGAACAATGGAGGTGGCGCGCATTAAGCGCTTCGCCGCAAACACTGCTGGCCGTGATTATGCCGTCGGCGACATTCACGGGCACTTCACCCGGCTACAGAAGGCACTGGATGCGGCGGGCTTTGACCCTGCCGTCGACCGGTTATTCAGTGTCGGAGATCTGGTTGACCGCGGGCCAGAAAGCACTGATTCGCTGAAGTGGCTGGATAAGCCGTGGTTCCATGCTGTCTGCGGAAACCATGAGCAGATGGCCATAGACGCTGCTGGAAGACTGCTTGACAGCGGAATGCACCTGGCAAACGGCGGTGCTTGGTTCTTGGCGATGAATCGCGACGAGCAGCAGAACTATGCCGCTCTTTTTGCTGATCTGCCTATAGCGATTGAGGTCGAGACAGCTAAAGGTCTTGTTGGGCTAGTGCATGCAGATGTGCCTTATGGTCGCTGGGCAGACTTCAGGCTGAGCATGGAAACAGGCTCGCCATCCGAGCGGGATCACGTTCAGGCGGTAGCTCAGTGGTCGCGCAGCCGCATAAGTGATGCGGACAGCACGCCAGTATCCGGCATCCATGCAGTGGTCGTTGGCCATACGCCGCTCAAGCAGCCCGCATTGCTCGGGAACGTCTACCACATCGATACGGGCGGATGGATGGACGGCCACTTCACCCTGCTTGATCTAAAAACCCTTCAATGCATACCGCCCATCAATCCGAAGCTCAGTCACGACTGGGAATAACCCCTTCCGCCGCCCAGCGCGGCCCGGAGCAGTACCGCTTCGTTATCAGCACCACCAGAGGAAACCATCATGGCAGCGCTACAAAAAGCTGAGTATCAGTTGCATCCCGGAGCATGGTTCCGCGGCGAAGTCCTTCAAGTGATTTTTGGTATTTCCAGCGAGGCTGCCAGAAAATATCGATCTCGCGGCCAATGGCTTGAGGGAAAACACTGGCGCTGGGACCCTGCCAACTGCATCGTCTACAACCGCAAAAACATCGAGGCATGGATGGAAGGGAAGACATGATAGAGAAAATGCCCACCGGCGTTGAGATGAACGGCAAGCAGCTGAGGATTGTCTTCATGCTGCATGGCCAGCGGTGCCGGGAGCCATTGCCAGGTATCGCGAAGGTCAACAAAGCATCCATTACCTATGCGTCCAACAAGCGGATGACGATTCTCACCGAGATCAAGGAGGGTCGGTTCGATTATGCGGCCCACTTCCCTGACTCACCGCGCGCCGCCGTTTTTTCCCAGAGCGGCACGTCGAACGCCAAGAGAACTGTAGCGGAGGGAGTTCAGCGCTGGATGGAGGTTCAATGCGCCAAGAAGGCGACGAGCACCAGTCGCAACTACCAGTACAAGGCGAACCACGTTGTCGAGAAGTTCGGCAAGCGGCGGATAGCCGACATAAACAAGAGCGACCTTGAGCTTTTCCAGGCACAGCTATTAAAGAAGGGTTTGTCGCCAAAGACGGTGAACGACGTGTTCACGGTTGTGCGTGGCGTCTGGGGTGATGCGTATGCCGACGGCGTACTGCGGGCCAATCCGCTTGATCGCATCAAGAACATCGAGCGCGATTCGGACGAAGACAGCGCTGATCCGTTTACGCGCGAAGAGCTGGAGGCGCTAAGCAAGATCAAATCAGCCAGGCAGCAGGATATCAATATGATCTTGTTCGACTGCTGGGCGGGATTGTCGCTGTCAGAGCTTATTGCATTGGGATGGGATGACGTGGATCTTGAGGGAGGCACGGTTATGATTCGTCGCGCCCGAGTTGAGACGGAATACAAGATTCCAAAGGAGAAAAGCCGCGCAAGGCGCGTTGAGCTTATAGACCCGGCGATAGCCTACCTGAGAGCTCAGTTCGAGATTACCGGAGCTCAGCCAGCCGTTCCAATCACGGTTGTGCAGCGGGACAACAATTCAACCAAGCGGGAGAACGTCAGGTTCGTGTTCCGCAACGGCCAGAGCGGCGAGCCGTGGCATGCGTCAAGTGTGGGTCGATGGTTCGCTGGCCACCTGAAATCTGTCGGCGTCCGCCATCGAGGACCCAACCAGTGTCGCCATACTTTTGCCAGTCAGGCACTGTCGAGTTATGTGCCCGTCGAGTGGGTTGCTCGACAATTGGGCCACACTGATACCACAATGGTGAAGAAGCACTACGGTCGATGGATCCCCGGCGACACCAAGAGTCTTGCAGGCCTTGTTTCGCAGATGATGGGGTTCCGTACCACCACCGAACTGACGGCTTGATCCTTAGGGCAAACCTAGGGCAAGTACGGGGCCGTAATAGGCCGCGACTGACCATCAGAAAATGCTATCGCCCTTGCTATTGCGGCCTAATCCGGACATATCAAGGGTTCGAATCCCTCCT